TGCCGAGGATGCCGTATTGCAGATCGTCAGCGACGAGCAGACGGCCTGCGTTGACGACGGCACGGTGTAGAGCGTTGTCAGCGTCGTGGCCGCCGGGCTGCTCTGCCCGAGAACTTTGTGTGCCTGGGCCATGTCAGCCTCCCATCAAGAGAAATGGATGAATAATCAGATTGCGGACTGCGTTTGCTAGGTCGCTCTCAATCACGGCCCCGGCCGCAATCGTCGGGTTGGGGTAAGTCCCCGTGAGGTCGCCGCCGGCAGTTCCAGTCGGCGTGCGCGAGTCAGATAGACGAGAGTCATTTCCAGCACAGTAGTTCGTTGAGGCCGTGCCAGCAGTCGGTAGTCCAGTGATCTGCGAAGCAGCGAGCGACAGCGCATCAGAGCCACCGCTTGCGTGACTAGAGGCGTGCGAGGCAGCGGCGTAGCTCCCGGCCGCCTGCTTGCCGTCGATGGCTGCCTGCAAGCCAGAGATGTCGCCGATGGCGGGGGCCGCGTGCCGGTGATCAGATCGTGAGGCCGTTGCCGCCGTACCGGCAGCCGCCGCGCCTGGGGCAAGCGGCGTGGCATCAGACAGAGTTGCACCGCCGCCACCTCCAGCGTCACCAGACGGCCCTTGCGGCCCGATGCCGCCCCCCACCGACACGCCGATAGCCGACGAGCCGACGCTCGCGGAGATCCCGCCAGCCCCGCTGACCGTCGCCGATATGGGCTGCGAGACGACGTTTGCGGCGATATCGCTCATGCGACGACCTCGACGGTGCCCGTGAGCGCCGTCCTCTGGACGCTGCCCGGGGCCACCCAATCAAGCTGCCATCCGTAGGTGCCCGAGGCGAGAGCGGCCGTCTGCGTGTCGGTGAGGCTCACAGAGACTTGCCCTGCGGCGGCGTCGGCGACCGAGGCCGTGAACGCCTGCACCACGGTGTTCGAGACGAGGCTCGTCAAGCTTGCCGTGACAGTGTATGAGGTCAGGGCGAAGTCGAAGTCGATAAGTACGCTGAAGTCCCCAGCCCGCTTGAACGCAAGATTCATCGTGCCGGGGAGGACGCTGTATGTGCTCATGCTTGCCACCAGATAGATAGTGTGCCACCCCACGTCAAATTGTCTGAACTTCCGCCGAGCTTTATTACGTTGCCAGCGGCGACGGTGATGGTCGAGTTGACGTTCCCGTTCAAAAAACCTGCTCCACTAGAATTGTCTGCGTAAGTATCAGCCGCTACACCGTTTTTATAGATTACGAACGCATTGTCGCAGTCAACGCCCGACGCCGTTATCCTTACAGTCCCAGCAGAGACGACGGTCGCTTGCGCACCGTCTGCCGCGGAGTAACTTTGGAAATTGGTTTTTGCATAGGGCGAAGCACTCGTCCCGCTGCCCGTAAAGCCAATCGCATTCCATGCTGTGTTGAACGAAGAGAAAGTCGCGCTTGAGACGACAGGCCATGCTTGCGACGAGCCGATGTACACTGCGCTCACGGCACTGCTGCCAAGGTAGTACGCTGACGGTGTTGCGGTGCCCAGATAAATTGCCACTTTTCACCCCGAAACGACATACAGCGTCGTGGACGACTTTGTGCCAAGCGCCGCATACGCCGCGGCGGTGAGGTAGACGACATTCGTCACCGCGTTCGCGCCGGTAATGCCGGACACGATGCTGGTCACGGCCGACAACTCAGTCGTCGTGATTGTCACCGTGCCCGTCCTGCCTTGAACGCTGACTACGTTCGCACTGATGGTGCCACTACTGACAGCCAAACCAGTGCCGACGATCACGCCGCCGATACTTGAGTTTGTGGCTGCGGGGATTCGGCCGGCAGGAACCGTGCCCGTACTCAAATCACTTGCCGACCCCGATGTGGCGATTGTGGCGAGGCCGGAAACTGTGCTCGAGGCTTGGGTGCCAGTGTGATTCGCACGCTGGATCGCAAATGCCTGCACGGCAGCGTCCGCAGCCGCTTGAGCCGTCGAAACGGGTTTACTGGCGTCGGCCACGTTATCGACGCTGCCCAACCCCACGTCGCCCTTAACAAGCGAGACGGCCCCGGTCTTCGACGCCACCGACGTGACCGGGCCGTAGAGGGCGGATTGGGTAGCGAAGTCGCTGATAGTCGATGCAAGCTGCGATCCAGTGTGGTTTGTTCTCTGAATGGAGTATGCCTGCACCGCGGCGTCCGCAGCCGCTTGAGCCGTCGAAACGGGCTTGCTGGCGTCGGCTACGTTATCGACCGCGCTCAAGCCCACGTCTGACTTGGTCAGTGACACAGCGCCTGTACGCGAAGCCACCGACGTGACTGGGCCGTAGAGGGCCGATTGAGCAGCGAAGTCGCTAATTGTCGCCGCAAGCTGCGATCCAGTGTGGTTTGTTCGTTGGATCGAATACGCCTGCACGGCAGCGTCTGCGGCGGCTTGGGCCGTCGAGACAGGCTTGCTTGCGTCTGCGACATTATCGACGTTGCCCAGCCCCACGTCGCCCTTGACGAGCGTAATATCCCCAGTCCTCGTCGCCACTGAGGTGACCGGGCCATAGAGAGCGGACTGGGTGGCGAAGTCGCTGATTGTCGCCGCAAGCTGCGATCCAGTGTGGTTTGTTCTCTGAATAGAGTATGCCTGCACGGCAGCGTCAGCGGCCGCCTGGGCGGTCGAGACGGGCTTACTTGCGTCGGCGACGTTATCGACGCTGCCCAACCCCACGTCGCCCTTAACCAGCGTGATAGCGCCCGTCCTCGTCGCCACTGAGGTGACCGGGCCGTATAGGGCGGACTGGGTGGCGAAGTCGCTGATGGTGCTTGCGGTTTGGGTATGGGTGGCCGGCGAGAAACTCGTCGGCACATTGCTCAGTGCCGTATAGGAAATCGTAGGCAGCAAATGAACGTGATCGTCTCGAGAGGCAAGGCTTGACGTTCCAGGCGCAGCAGTTCCGAGTGGCTGCGGGGTAGCGCTTGATAGCGATGCCCCAGAAGTGCCGCCGCCGGCCGTGATCGTCACAGCGCCCGTAAGCCCGTTGACCGACAGCACGTTCCCGATCTTTGCCACCTCAACCGCGAAGTCACTTATGGTGCTTGCGGTCTGCGTGTGGGTGGCCGGCGAGAAAGACGTTGGCACGTTACTCAAGGCCGTATACGAAATCGTCGGCAGCGAATGAACGTGGTCACTTCTGCTGGCGAGGCTTGAGGTGCCAGCCGCCGCCGTGCCCAGTGCCGCTGGCGTGGCGTCGGACATATTCGTACTGCCAGAGGCACCGGCAGGCCCTGGCTGAAGTACGAAAGACAGAGTCTGAGAGGGTGCGGTTCCGCTAATGCTCACCGCTGCCGTTGTTCCGGTGGTGACGCTCCCGATGGATAGCAAGTTCGCCGGCCCCGCTGGGAGTACGAACGAGAGCGACTGAGACGGTGCTGTGCCGCTAATGCTGACAGCAGCCGTTGTTCCGGTGGTGACGCTGCCGATAGATATAGAATTGGCTGGCCCAGAATTTCCAGTCGGCCCTGGCTGAAGCACGAAAGACAGAGTCTGAGAGGGTGCGGTTCCGCTTATGCTCACGGCCGCAGTTGTCCCCGTCGTCACGCTTGCCACCGACAGAGAATTTGCGGGGCCGGCTGAACCGGCAGCACCCGGCTGAAGGACAAAAGCGAGAGTCTGCGATGGTGCCGAGCCGCTGATAGTGACGGCCGCCGTGGCTCCAGTCGTCACGCTGCCAATGGACAGCGAGTTTGCGGGGCCGGTTGCCCCCGTCAGCCCGCGCGGCAATCCAAAATCCAGCTTGGCTGCATAGGACGTGCCAGAATTCACAACGGATGCGGACGCCGTAGTTCCGAGCGTCGTGACCGTGCCGACTTGTACGGTCGCCGCGGCTCCGTTGCCGCCGCCGATGGTCTGGTCGCCGACATTGACGCTGACCGAGTCGCCGTTACCCACGGTGCTTGAAATACTCGTCGATCCGACGACGACGACGGATATTTCGCTCATGGGGCTACCGCCGTGACGCTTCCGCTAATGATCGTGCGGGTGATGGCCGTTGGCGAAATCCACCGCAGATACCAGCGGTAGGTCGTCCCCGGCGAAAGGAGATTCGTCTGCGTCTCGTTTAGGCCGATCACCAGCGCCCCAGTTGAGGCGTTGGAGATGCCGATGGTCGGCTGCGTTACCGTGGTGCCGATGCCCGAGAGCGAGCCAGCACCGCCGCCAGCCGTGGTCGTGTCGCTCTGGTAAACGTAGCTCTCCCAGGAGTAGCTAGTAACGTCCCGGCCGAGCGAAATTGCGACGTTCACTTCGTCGCCGTGTACCGCGAGAATGTCCAATACACCTGGAAGCTGGCTGAAGGTTGCGATTGTCTCACCTCGTCAGTTGCTGGCAGAGTCTGCCGAACCAGTCCGCTTGACGACGGCGGCCTTGATTTCGTGCTGATCCTTGGCAATCGCGTCAAGCGTCTCCGCTTGCTTGAACTGGGTTTTACCAATCTCATCCAGAGTCGCCCGCGTCGAATCCAAGAACTCTGTATGGCTCTTCACAATCGGCACCAGAACCGTGCCGTGAAGCGTCACAGCGGCGTCACGCAGGAACCAGACCATGACGGCCAGAAGCAGGACGGGGACGCCGAATCGTTCGGCCACCCGAAACCCGGCCTCAATAAGGGACAAGGGACGGGGGTCGCTCATCGTGAACTCCGCGGAAAACCACAATATATAGGCCGGTAGCCTACTTAAATTGTAGCAGCGAGGAGTTGCCGTCTGAGGTCATCCAGCGAGCCGGAGTTGTCGATGGTTCGGGCGATCCACTGCTCGCCGACCCCGGCCTCGCTCTGGTGTGCGGCCGCGTTCGCGTCCAAACACCGCCACCCAGGCCGAATGACCCTCCAGACCTCGCCTCCCGCATCGACGATGGCCTGGGCCTCGTTGGTGAAGCGAACGTCTGTGATGACGACTCCGCGGCCCACGGCGAGGTGCGGGATGGCCCGCTCAATGGCGATCCGAATCCAAATCTGCGAGTTAACCGTCTCTCTGCCCCACTCAGTGCCAAGCGTCTGAAGCATCTGCCTTGGGCTTTGGCCCAGCCAGGGGATCACGGCTTCCTTCGCGTCCCGCTGCTGGAGGCCAGCCACTGAGATGCCTGTGATCACCGATATGCACTCATAGATCGGGTCGGCAAAGGCCAACTGGTGGAATGTGCATCGATCCGAGTCGATGAGGAGTTCTGCTACGGTATTCTTGCCGGCCCCCGCCGGCCCGCAGAGTCCGATCAGTCGGCCGCTCATTTGGACGGCCCCGCGATGTGCATTGCGGTCAGGCCGCCCTCGGGCAAGTAGATGAACGTCTCCATGCACTGCCTCGCGCAAACGTACCCTTGGCCTGCGTGCCATTCATCGGGGGGCGTGAGCGAGGGCGAGGTTCTAAGCACCACAGAATCCTGTGTCTCAATCGAACGCTCGGCGGCTTGAGAGTGCAGATGCCCCGTGTGGAACTCGCGATACCAGCACCGCGACCAATCGGCGGCGGCCTCCATCGCCATAAGCTGCGGCAGACGCTTTTTCGCTTTGTCGCCGTGGGCCGCGCCGATCAAGTTATTGCCGTAGGTCACATACTGCCGGCGGGTGTAGTTCTGTGAGATGGCGACCCTGCCGCTGTTGCGGAACCGCTCTTGCAGGATTCTCAACCATGCCCAAGTGAGCGTCTCGTCGTGATTGCCGTTCACAACGACCACGTCGGTCTGGGCGGTGTCGGATGACCGCTCGACGATCCCCAAGAGCGTGTCGCACCCTACTTGGATCATCTTCTGGAGCCGGCCGTCGTTGTCCTGCGGCGTCCCTGCGGTCGTCGCTCCAGACGGCCCGTCGGAGTTGAAGAGGTCGCCGAGGAACAAGATCGTCCTGCGGGCGGGGGCGTAGGTGTCGCCGATTTCGATGAGCGACCGGCCGGCATCGCCGACCATCCGCTCGGCTATCGACAGATCGTAGTCGTCGTGGCCTGTCGATTTGCCCCAGGCATATTTTCCAAAATGACAGTCCGCCACCACCAGCACTTGCCAGAGGTCACCGCGGGCCTTTGGCTTGATGGGCTTGTGCTTGATGCGGGGCAGATTGGCTGCCGCGATCATGGCCTCGACGGCCTCTTTGATTCCCGGCCCAGCCTTTGGCTTGAGACGCACCCAGACCCGGTGGAGGTCGGTGACCGTCGGCTCGCCGTCGCTTCCGGCGGTCGCCACTTGCCACACAGTCGCTTCAGATGAGGCGATCTCATAGCGGGTCATGTCCGCTTCGATATGGGCGAGCAGATCGTCAACCGTCTTGATTCGGCGGCTGGTGGAGCGGGCCTCGAGCACCTCGCCATCACGCCGCTGCGTCACCTGTTCGGCGTCGGGGGCGGGCTTTGGCGTTGCCGCCGCTGCCGCCGACGACATGATGTCGCCGGTTAGCCCTGCGTCAGCCATCGTTGAACCTTTCTGTAGCCGTTTATCTTGTAGCCGCGGTCAACGAGCTTGGCGACGATTGTCTTCGCCATCTGCGCGGCTGAGATGCCGCTGGCCTCGGCGGTCTGCCGCCACTGCCGACGAACATCAAGGATTGCGCTTTGGTGGTCGCTTGAAAGAACGTCGAACCAACTTTGCGGCTTTGGGGTCGGCTTTGCGCTTAACAGAATCTCCTCGGTCAGCGTGTCCATGCTTGTCCTTTAGGTAGATCATGCCGTCGTCATCGGGGATGCCGCCGCCCTCGACGAGATCGTCGTCGTCGTCGTCGGAGTAGAAATCCTTGGGCGTGGGGGTTTTTCCCATAGCATTAGTGTGGCTCAGTAGGCTTTAGCGGTCAATCGTGTTTTTGCGTGCATTCTTGATAGCACGGCGAATCAGAAAGCGACCGGCAACGTCGAGGAACGGAAGACCTCGAGCCTCGGCCTCCGCTCGCATGACGGCAACCACCTCGGCTATACGTTCTGGCTTCTCGCACTCGTCTGGCCCCCATGCGTCCATCTTGCGTGCGACACTGTTGCACGAGCAGTCGGGCGTGCTGGTAATTCCAATGCGTCCCAGTAGCTTTTTTAGTTCTGTTCCAGGCAAGCAATGCTGCACGTTGTACTGAATCATGCTTGAAAACCAAGTCATAGCGGTAAGTCCGTAACGCTTGTGCTGTAAACGTACCTAATAGATTCAATTTTTATATGGAAAGGAATTGTTGATCCTGACGTTTGCCCTTGGTAAGTAGCCTGCTGGCTATCGTTTCGGAAAACATAAAACAATCTTCCGAATGCATCGTAGTAAACAAGCGATATATCGTCATAATCTACATACAGCCCAGGCTTTTGGTAAGTACCTGTTACTTCAATAGGAAAAGCGGGTTGGAAATAATCCCAGACAAGCAGGTCACTACCAGAAATGGATATGGTGTGCGAGCTTTGTCCGGTAATAGCTACAGATGGCAGAACCGCCTGCACAGAAGGATACGAAAGAAACCTTTCTGCGCTGAACGGATTTCCACTTCCGCTCCACACTCCATAGGTATTCACTACGTCTCTGGCGCATGTCTGTGTCAGGCTTATCGCTGCAATCTGAGTGATGATTGGATCAGCTTGCCACTGACCAGCGCCGCTACTTAGGATTTCCGCAGCTGTCCACGTTTTGAGAGGTTCGGTAGGCTGAAGTGTGTTCAGAAAAAGATTCACGCGCTGCTGAACATCCCTCACGTTGGTAAGAAATACAAACAGCCGCCAACGTATTTCTGGTGATCCGCCGTTGTATGGCAGCCCGTAGTCGCCTGTTGTCACAACAATTGATAGTGCAATGCGGCTGTCTTTATATGAGTAGATTGAGTGGCTGCTGACAACTCCGCCATCAATGACTTCATAGTCCAACTCTGGAACGCGCGTGAGGCTATATGTTCCCGATATGGCACCAAGCAAACAAACAGTTTGCCTGTTGCTTTGATAGCTTTGAGCGCCGTTCTGATTGAAATATCTTGTCGTGGTGACCGTCTCTACAATCCTGTCTGTCATCGTTGATGATAGCACGACAGTGACGGAGTCTGGCTTGCTTGTTCTCGGGCAAGAGTTTGAGCAGCAGTTGCAGTTCTCCGCAATGCTGCCGCTCTTGATAATGAGCGATCCGTTTTTTGTGGCGAGTGGCATTATGCTATGCGCACGCAGTGGTGCCGATCCATTTGAGCGAGCCGTTTACGATAGTGAGAACCTGAGTCCCGCTGGCCGAATACCCAGGCTGCTGCGTCAGGTTGGGCTGGATCAGATACCACGCCGTCCCTTCCTTCGCCACGCTAATGTCGCACGACCCAGTCGGCGCAAGGCCGCAGACGAGATTCGTCACGCTGACCGTATTCGGCGTGGTCGTCACACCGCGGAACGTCACGGTCTTTGCGGTGTCAATCGCCCATGTGCCAGTGAAGGTGCAGACGCGGAAGGTCTTTGGGTTAAACGCAGGCATCCCTTGATGAGCCGTCTCTATGCGAGTAACCGGCGCGCCCGGCGAGAGCGCATCGACCTTCGCGATTGTGCTTTTCAGCTTTTCGCGGAGGCTCTGACCGATCAGGTATTTGCCGTTTTCTGCCATTACTCTTATTCAGTGGTCTTTTATGTATACCAGCGAAGGCCGAAGGCTGAGAAGTTATTGCCGAAAGGCATTTCGGGTTGAAGGCAGATGCGGTTAATGAGCACCTTCTCCGTTAAGCCATACACCGTCGTGTCTCGAGGTGTGCCATTGTCGTTCAGAGGAATTGGTTGAGCGCACGGTATTTGGGTATAGCCGCCCACGGCACTGCCAGTTGCCGCCACCGTCACCATAGCCCTCACTTTTCCAGTTGCTCCCGTCGCCAGGGCCGCCGGGGCGTTGCCATTCATCTTCACGCGACCGTTGTCGTCATGCTCGAGTACAAGTGCTTTTTGGTCTACGCCGCTTGTCCCTAGTCCACTATTGATGATATTGAATCCAGTTAGTGGAACGGCGATGTCCCAGCCAATGGCTTGAAAACCGTCTCGAGTAAAAGCCCAGTGCGAGCGGACGGCGAAGCTAAATGTCACCTTAAAACCACGAAACGTCACGCCGCCGAACTGCTCAACGACCGGCGATGATGAGATGCTCTGGAGCATACAGCAGTGGGTGCCGATGGAGAGGCCGCTGAATGTGAATGAAGACTGGTTGACATATCCGCAGTACCCCAGGTAGTTGCTCATATCAGTTGACGAATACTGATCAATGTTGATTGTGACGACGGGTTCGAGTCGAGTAATCCCATCGACCATATCGCCTGCTGGATTTACCGCAGGCACCATCGCCCCAGAAGACCCGCCCGTGACGACTTTGCCTCCCCACGCCGCGATCTCCGTCAGCGACGTTGTCATCGAATACATCGCCGGTCGAACCGTCGGTTCCTGCGACTTCGGGTCTGCTGCACCTGGCGCTGCGCTGGGGGTTGAGCGGTATTCAGCCGTGACGATGCACAGCATCCGGTCTTCGCCGTCGTGGACGGCCTCAACGCTCACGCACGGGATCGGATTGGCATTGCTGTACAGGTCGCCGATGTTCACGCCGACCGCAGCGAAGATATCCCAGTTCTCGCTCGGCGTGTTAAGGAGAACCTTCCACTTGCGGGTGGCTTTGTAAGCCTCGCCGCCGCCATCGGAGCTAAGACCGAAGGCATTGCCCTGCGCGAGTTCTGATACAAGCTTTGGCATGATTTAGAGTAGAACGCCTGGGACTTGTTGTTTGATGATTTCGATGAGTGCGTCGAACTTCTGCGTCTGCTTCCGTAGCTCTGCGAGGTTCACGTCCTTCGCCGAATCGTCGCCTCGGAGAAGTCGGGTGAGTTCGCTGGCTCCTTGACTCGTCGAAACGTCGGAGACTTGGAGAGCCTTGCGGGATGGGCCCTGAATGAGAGCGTTCTGCCGCTCTTCCTCGAACCCTTTGAGCATCGGGGCGACTTGCTCCATCTGGTTGCTGATGGCCTGACGGAGGAACTTGGTGGGGTCTTCGCCTTTTTGCCTTAGCTGTCTTCCGCGAGCCCCAATGTCTGCCCCAGTGTTTTCCTCAAAATCCTTTCTGAACCGCTCTATCTCAGTCATCCCGAGTTCACGGCCACGGCGGCCACGCTCGCGAAGGACTCGCTGCTTTGCTTCAAAGTCAATGGCTGCTCGTTCGTCGTCAGTGCCGCCCAGCATATTATTCTCTATCCAAAGTCGCCTCTGTCGGTTGTCTTCTTGAAGGGCGGCTCGCTCATCGACCTGATCTTTCGTCAGACCACCCGCCGTTTCCATTTGGGCAAGCTCGGCCAATTGTGTCTCGTTGTCCGCAATTTGTTTTCTGTCTCTGACAACAGGAATACTCTGCTCAATCTCATTGCGTTTGTTGTCCAAACTGTCCTGCAACTCTTGCGTGCTTTGGCGGTCGTAGAGAAGCTGGGCCTCTGCCGTTTTCAATTCGTCAAAATTCTTTTGCGTCGGATTTTCGATATAGCGCTGCCTTGCTTCGCTCGTTTGCCGCTCGCTTTCGGCCATAACTTGGCCCAAGGCGTCAGTTGCTCGCTTAAAAGTGGGGTCTTCAGCAGTGCGCTGGCGACCCTTTTCAAGTTCTTTCTCTCGGGCCGCGATGCCGTTGTTGATCGCGTCCAGTTGCTTCCGCTCAGACTCTGTCAACCGCTGTGCAAGCTGCTCACGCTGCCGTATAAGTTCGATGTCACGCTTTGTCGCGGCAGCAAGTTCGTCCTGTTCCTTTGGTGTTATACCGCCGATGGCCGCCTTGGCCTCGAGGTCTTTCCTTGTCTGCGTGTTTGACTCTATCTCAGTATTGATCCCGATCATATTGCGAAAGGACTTAATTGCGTTGCGGCGATTATCCAAGTCGGCCTGTGCCTTCGCCACGCGGGCGCGGTCTTCGATCAGACGAGACTCGGCAGCGTCTCGAGCCTCCATCGCCCCGGCCTGGAAAGGGTTGTCCTCGTATGACTTCTGGGCTGCGTCGGCACCCGACTCCGACTTTTGCACCGCCGAGTCGCCGATCTTGCGGATACGGGTGATAGCGGCCTCAAGAGCGATGGCGGCTTCGGCCATCGCTGCCGTCGCCTCCGATGCTTTCTGCGCGGCCTTAAGTGATGCTTCTGCTGCCTTTATTTCTCCGTCTACGCCCTTCGCCGTGGCTGCCTCAAGATTTTTGCGAGCTTGAATTTCCGCGTCGATGGCCGAAATCAGCTTTGCTGTTGCACCGGTGCGTTCGTTGGCAAAACGCTCTCCACTCAATCCAGAAAGCGCCGAAGTGGCCCGCTCGCCGCCAAACGTGCGACCGAGTCGGACTTCGCGAGCGCGGGCGTCAAGGCCAGCCATCTCCCGATTGACACGGAAGATGTTTTCGTTTGCCTGGTTTACCTTTTCCTGCTTCTTCTCTGGAGTGTCCTCGTTCTGAGCCTCCTCAAGCCTGTCATAGGCAGCCCTGAGCTTCTTCGCCGACGAATCAAGCTCGCGCTGGAACGCACCCGCACTGGGAACACCTCGCTTGATAGCGTCAGCCACGTCCTCTTGGGCTTGACTAATCTTTACGGCCGGGCCACGGGAGGCTTCGGCGATTTCGTTTGCGAGAGCATCGATCTCTCGCATGAGTGGGGCTTCTAGGCTACTGAATGTTGCAAGCAGAGTCTGAATCTGGCGTCTTGCCGCTTCGGCTTGCTGCGAGTTAAAGAAACCACTTTCAACCTGAGTCGATAGCTCGTTGATGGTGGTTTGAAGCTGATCCCGTGCTTCCTTAACGCTTCCGGCTTGTTCGACCCCTGCTGCCTTCTCTCTGAGCGGGGCTGCCGCGGCCTCCCCAGCGCCGGGGTTCTCGGGGTTAAACTGGTTGACATCCATCTCAATGGCATCTGCCATCTCACTGAATGCTTTTTTGATGCGGGCTTGAACGTCACCCAAATCTGGCGGCGCAGCAGACGCCACGCGGTCTGCTGCGTCCTTCTCTCGCCGCTTAGACACCTCCATCTGGGTCTGAAGGCCAACGATTTCGCCTACATCGCTGCTGCCTTCGATCTTTCTCTTGAGCTTTCTCTGTTCGGCCCTTTCCTTAATGACCTGTGGATCAAGGTCTACGATGCTATTTTTTACAGACTCTTCCTGCTTTTTCTTGATGTCGTCAAGCTGCCGAGAGAATTCTTGGTCTTGCTCCGCGCCTGCTGAGAACAAGCCTCGCGACATCGAATCGCCCAGCGACCGGAACGCTTTTGCCAAATCCTCGACAAGCGTCTTCTGGCGAGCGAGGGCGTCATTCAACGCCTTCGTCTGATCTTCGGCCGATCTTCCGTTGTTGATCCACTTATAGAGGCCAACGGCGGCCTGCCCCGCAAGAACAGCACCCAAGCCAATAAACAGCCCTTTTGTGCCACCGGCCACGAAAGCAAGCTGCGTGACGTTATTGCTGACTGCCCGAAGTTTCTGATCCCAACCGCCGACGGACGACAAGAAGTCATCGACCGCGAATGCGGCTTGATTCAACGCAAGGGAGTATTTATCTACGCCACCGCGGCTAACGTCTCCGATTCCCTTCTTAAAAGCCTTGCCTTCGGCGACCGTCAGGTTGCCGGCAGCGACCGCCGCCGCAACGAGCTTGTCGATATAGATGTCAATCTGTTTTTGAGTCCGACCAAAACCTAGCACGCCTTCATTTGCTGCGTCTCCTGCGTATTTCGATAGGTTGTTGAACGCCGTGGCTACCGGGCCGTGCGCCGTTACGCCCACGTCAATTAGCTTGCCCCGGATCAGGCTGAGTTGTTTTTCTGTGCGAGTAAATGCGACATCGTTAAGCGAGTCGCCGAGAGTACCGCCAAGTTTGGCTCCTTGACCTGCACGCTGGAGCATTTTTCCAAGAAGAGCGGCCTTGGCCGTTGCTTGCTCGATTTCGTGAGACGTGGACGTTGAGTCCAGCTTTTTCAGTTCGCCCCTGACCTGGTTGATCATCGGGATAAACTTTGCCTGCAACGGAAGCGGCAGCCTCTCCATGTCGCCTTGCAGCGAAGCGACAGTAGAACGAAGCGACATCAGCTTCCGGTCTGCCGTTCCGAAGTCTGGGTCAAGGTTGCGGAACTCTCCGGTTCCGAGCCTTTTTTGCTCTGCGGATTTCCCCGCCTGCTCACGTCGCTGGAGTAAAGCGATCTCTGCTTCGGCTGCGCCCGCTGCGCCCTTGCTCTCCGCTGCCTCGGCACCAATACGTCGCTCAATCTCGTCGTTTAGCTGCCGTTGAACCGCAAGCTGCGCTTGATACGCGGCCGTGGCACCAGCGACGTTGCCGTTGATGAGGAGGCTTTCGTTCTCCAGGGCTGCGGCGAGTCGCTCTGTCTCGAGTGCTGCCGCCCGCTGCTGGGCAACAAGGCTAGCTACTCCGTTGCTGGATATTGCCGCTGGAGACATCTGCGAAGCCTGCGACTGCAACGCCGACGACCGCTGCATTTCCGCTGATAGCTCTGGCCTCTGGAATCGAAGTTCCTTCCCCGTGGCGAGGCCGGATGTCATCGCGCCGACCTCTTTAAGCCGCTCCATAGCAGCGGCTGTCACATCTACTTGCTTGGCGACGGTGGCAAGTCTGTCCGCAAGCCTTGAGAAATCCGCCGCGGAGTCGCCCGCAGTTCTGTCAATCTCGGCGTTTAGTTTCTCGACTGACGCCTGAGTGACCTGAAGGGCGGCGTTGAACTCACCTTGCACCGCCATCGACAACTTGTTGAAACCCCTTACGGCAGATGAAAGCGGTTTGTTGATCTGCTCTGTAGCCGAATAGACGGCCTGCATCTTCGTGACTGCGCCTTCAAGGTTCGATGTATCAAAACCCTTGAACCGCAGCTTTTGCGTTGCGACTGCCTGCAACGCACGCTCAACCTTCTGAGCGTCTGTGTAAATGCCACGAAGGGCATTTCCCGCCCCCGTCTGCGCGGAGGTCAGCGTGCCCTGCATACTGCCGGCGAACTTACGCACCTCGGCAGCAGACTTACTCAGCTTGCTATCGAAGTCGGCCGTATTCGCCGAGACGATTGCGCTGATCTTGCCGAGATAACCGTTTGCCATCGCATCACCCCGTTGGCTGCATATTCAACTTCATCAGTTCGTTCATCATCTGATTCGCCGTCTGCTCTGGCTTGACGGCGGTGGGGATGAAAGCGGCCTCGTCGGGGATATCGTGTTTCTTGTAGTTTCCCGACGAAGCCATGATCACCCTGCACAATCTGGCCGTCTGCCCCCACGGGTCAGGCAGCGGCCACCGCTGGTCATAGGCATACCACTCAGCGATCTCCGTACTGTCGATCTCTTGCAGCAGCCGCTTGACGCTCATCCCCAGCGTTGCCGCTAGGCGGAAGTAGAATCGCCGCTCGGGGCGGGCTGCGAATCTTCCCCCAAGGCATCCACTGCCTCCTGGGTGAAGGCATTCAGCTTCCAGCCGGCCTCGAAGAGTCGATTGATCACGACCGACGACTTGTCGCCGAGCACGTCGCCTTCGTCGTCTCCAAAGAGACGCTTTCCGGCCTCGTCGCAGAGGGCCAAGAGCAAAAAGCGAATACGGAAAGCCTTCATCTTCTGCTCAGAGTAGGACTCCTCAAAACGGTCGCGGTCGGTGCCGGTAAGAACGCGAAGAAAAACGTCGCCACCCCACTCGGGCACAGCAGTCTTTTCTTTGCGAACGTCGTCGGCGGCCAGGATGCTTTTGCGGTCAAGAGCCATGTCTATCTACTCCGATAAGTGATTTTGCGAGGCATCCTGCCTGCTATGTGCCTGTGTAGTCGGTAATAAGAAACTTGAGGGAACCGCTGACTATCTCTCCAGCCTTTGCGCTGATTGATGCCGCTTGGCACACAACGCGGCGAGAGATGGTGAACGCAGCGGAGGCGAAGATCACGACGCCTGTCGTTTTGACAAGCGACTGTGGGTCGCCTGACCCGATGAAATCCACGGTGATGGTGCCGCCGGCCCAGTCGCCGGTCGGCACCATTACCATGTAGCCTTTCGGATTGTTCTTTGAGGTCATATCCGCGATCACCGCCGTGGGTGTCTCTACAGATATGCCTGTCACTTTGCCGGAAAAGCCGGAGTATGTGAACGTCGCGCCCTGCGCTGTGAATCCAGCCATGACGACACTCGACTATTTTATTAGGCGACTCGCCACGTCGCGCTGCCCTTGACAAGATCGCCGACGCTGCCGCTGACGGTCGAGGCCGTGAGGGTGGCGTTGCCGGAGAAACTAACAGGGCCAGAGATGCTGATAGCGGCAGACTGCGTCGAAATGACCGTGGTTCCGATGTAGTCAACGGAGATTTCCCGCTGCACGAACGTCGGAACATACTGGCGACGGTCACCGACAGCTTGACCAAGGTGCGAGCCGTCAGCGGTGTCGATCTGGTCGTTGACATTAAAGCTCGTTGCGGTAATACCTACGGAGTTGTAGGTGATCGACACGCCCATCGCAGCAACACCGGCCATGTGCGCCTCCTTGCGCTAAAGTCTTACTCAGTGGCCTCTTGCCACCGAATTTGAAATAGTTGTCGAACTTCGTATGCGGGCGGGAGTTGCGCTCCCACGGCTGCCGGGTCTAGATAGTCATCTGTCTCCGAAACGAGCCGTATATCTTCAATTGTAACCCCCGAGAGGGTGCCGATGCGGCCATCCAAGGCCAATCGAACCTCGTCGGCAAGCTCGCGGGCGGCATCGTAATAGAGTGCCCAGGAGGCTATCTGAAGGTTCACAATCGGCTGGTAGATCGGCCCTAGAAGAGCCGACTCGCGAGTGATGTTGTTCCGCTTGTAGACGCAGAACGGCAGAACGGCGGTCTTCGGCACCGCAATCGGGTAAATCTGAAATCCAACGAGCCTCGCCACCGCGGGAGTGGTGACAAGACGCTGGAAAACGTGTTTTTCTGGTGAAATGATCACGATGTCAGTCTGTCCAGTGAGTTTTGGATGGCAGCCCTGAGAGTGTTAAACACGGCCCCCTGCTGTTCGCTGATGGTCTTCTCCATCGCGTGTTGCGCGGGCATGGGGGCTATGGTTTCGCCCGGATGAAGCGTGACCGGATGCATCTTGCCGTTTGTGGAGCCGAAATCGTGCGGATAGCCCGAACCCATCCGCGCCTGCCGGGTTGGCTCGTCATAGCTGCTCATCAAGAAGTAATACCCGCGAGACATATTCGCGAACTGCTTGTTGTTCGCCGACGAATGCCGCCTCATCTTCCCGTTGATCATCTGATGGACGTTCAGGTAGGTGCGACGACCCTTTGTTCCTGGCTTTCTGGCATCTGTACCGAACTCGATCCACCAAGCATGATTTCCCGATGCTTGTTTTTCTGTGGAGCCAGCACTTCCAGATTGCCACGGGCCGATAATGGCGACGGCTGCTGCCTCATAGGTCTTGGTTTCAATGCGAACTGACTTGATCAAGTTGCCAGTGACGTTGCTGACCTTCGACTTGTAGCCCTTTTTGATATGCTCGCCCGCCTTTTCGACGCACTCCTCGAGCGCCTTCGGCTCCCCCATCTTGGCTCCGAGCATCTCAAGCCTCTCGGCAAGCTCGCGGATGCCAGCCGTCTTCACCGTGACGAACGCATTCGTCAGTTGCTTGCCGGTCTGGCCGTCCATGACCCGAGGTGCGCCGACGCCTTGCGTAATCATGTCGCGTCCTCCCTCGCCAGAATTTCGTGCACAGACCGGGCCTCTCGCTCGAGCACGCTGCTGATCTCCATCACGCGGTCACGCCAGATCAGCCGATGCTGGTGGGTGATGCCTGGGAAGAAGCGGATGCGGATGCGATGGGTGACCAGCACGCCTGCCTGCTGGGCTGCGAAGTAGTCGGCGGCCCTGACGCCCATGACGCTGGCGTAGACCGTGCCCTCGTCTTCCCAGGAGATCGTCGCCTCGCCAAACGAACTCTGGCTCTCGACCGGCTTCTGGATCGTGACCCGCTCGCGCATCGCGCCAGAGTTGATCATGGCTCACCCCATCCAGATGGCGGTATATGAACCAGACCCAGACGGAGCCGAAACCGTAATTGTCGCCGTCACTGGCAGGATGGAAAGCCGGCCTGCGGCGACATCGACGCTGCCGGCCAGCCGCAGAACTCCAGCCCCCGTGTTCTTCACGACCAGGGTTGAGAGCGGGGTCGTGCCGACGATCTGCACAGATGCCGTGCCAACCGTTCCGGTGATGGTCTGGGCCGTTGTCAGAGTCGGAGCTAGGTGCTCGGCCAACGTGCCGACCAGCAGCGAGGTGTCGGTGGCGTTGTGGTAGACAACATCGGTGTCGATGCGGGCGCGAAGAGTCATCGATAAACCCCCATGCTGGCGGCTGCCAAGAGCGTCTCAAATGTCTGAGGCACCGACTGCGGTGCCCCGGTGACCGCCGGCTGGCGAGTGTCATACCAGTGCCCCACAAGAAGGCAGATCAGGTGTTTTGCCACGCGGGGGGCAGTCTGCCCGTCGTCGCCGTAACCGGCCGTATACCGCACCGTGACCGAGTTCTCGTCGCCGCGGGTCGCCGGCCACGCCGTCGCCCATTGCGGGTAGATTCGCCCCGGCAAGACGCTGGCATCGACCTGGAAGGCGGCATTCGCACTCGAGAGCGTGCCGTAGGTGCCGTCGCCGCTGCGGTAGGTCACCGTGACCGTCTTGTCCTGCATGGGCAGGCGGGGCAGGACGATGGCCCAGATTGGGAACAGGTCATACTTGACCTCCCAGACCGTGGTGCAGATCGTGATATCCAGAATGTCCTCTACATACTCGCGCGCCACCGAGATCAGAGATTGGATGTAGAGATCGTCCGTCTCTGTATCGACGCGGGCGTGGGTCTTGGCGAAAGCCAAACTAACCGGCTCGACGGCCGGCTGCGTGATTCGGCGAAGACTACGAAACGGCGTAATCGTCGCCGTTGGCTTCTGCGGTGTACCGAAGACAATCGTGTCCATTTAACGCCTCTGCTTTGGCTTTGTTCTTACGCCCATGTCGGCCCTCTCAATCGTTTCGGGTACGGCCTCTGCCGTCTCGACTTCTTCGATCAGCCCGCGGCGAATGAGCAGATCGCACATGCCCCCCGGCCAATCCTCAAAGACTTGGCCTTTCTCGTAGCAGTCGAAATTCTGTAGCACGCGGATTTTCAATTGACTTGCCCCCAGGCTTTCTCTGGTGCCTTCTGGCCGCTGTTCCAATACTCGGTCGTGTGCTGCTGCACCTTGCCGCTGGCGTCAGTCCTAGAGGGCCATGTGACCATCAGTTCGGCGTGCCCGACGCTGACGTGAGTGGCGAGGCCCAGCGTATTGCCGCAGGCGGCCCACTGCTTCCAGAAATAGATATCCTCGTCGGTGTGCCCGCCCGTCCACTCGCCCTGGTCATTAGCACGGGCGAGAAACCACGGCTTCTTCATCTTCTTCAGCGCCGACGTTCGCAGGAACGTCAGGCCGAAGTGAGCCGTCTCCACGGGCTGGACGACCTTCTCAAAGAACTCGCGGCCCACCTCAGTCTTTTCTTCGACATCGCTGCCGGCTAGAGCGAACATGACGGCGTTCGCCTCCCGTTTCGTCTGAAGCGGGGCAATCGCGTCATAGCCCGAGTGCATTAGAAGGGCTAGAAGCGCCTCGACCGTCTTCGCATTGAAGACCGTGTCGTAGTCAACGGTCAGGATCACATCGTTGTTGTCGATGACCTGTTCCATTGACCGCTGGAGACACTGCCCCCAGAACGCACCAGTCACCTTCGTGGGACTGATGCCGTGGGGCGCGAGCGCGGATGAGACGCAGAAGAAGTTATCGGTAAATCCAAGTCGCGGGGTGGACATCACCGCCGCGACTTTGATTTCCGCTTCGACGTTACCAATACGCAATAGCACGGTTCGCTCCTAGTGTGGAGCGGGCGCGCATCCTTGCGCCTTTGTCGGCCGTCATGGCCGTCCCGCAGATACGGGAATCAGCCCTTAACCCAACCGATGACGCCAGCCTCGGTCACAGTGGACGGTGCGTTCTCGCCTCGCGACTGACGAGCAGTCACGATGGTGTTCACGCTCACAGCCGGGGTCGCAGTGACCTTCAAGTAACGCTTCTTCGACTGCGTGTTGATGTCAAGCTTCACGATGGAAGCCGACGACGTGTCGGAGACAGCGGGGATCGTGAAGTCGGTGCCGCCGAGGAAGCCCGTGACGTTCGAGAACGTCGAGTTGTCGTCGGACTCTTCCACCTTGAGCACGCTCGCGAACACCGTCGAAGCGTTGCTGGCCCGCAGGACAGAGACGCTGGTGTGATCCCAACCAATCGTGTCGATTGTCAGGGTTACGGCACTGCTGCCGACAGCCGTGGGAACGGCGGCGACAATCTTTTCCATCTGACTGTGAATCATGGTCTAGATACTCCTTCTAAGAGGTTGGGTTAGGCTCACGACGCCGCGGTCTTGAGGGCAATCACCGGGCCGGCGGTCGTGTTGTCGCCGAGGGAGTGATGAACAATGTCGAAGCGACTCAGACCCTGGAGCAAAAGTTGATCCGTGGTCGCGTAGACCTGATCGTAGAGCTTGACCGAGAAGTCCCGGCGACGAGCGTAGATGCTTGACAGACCCAGGTTCGCGAACAGCACCTTCACCTTGCTGGCATCGGCGCCGAGCGTGGTGTCCATGACGTGGACGAGGTTGACCTTGTATCCAAGGAAAGTCTCGCTCACGCCGTTGCCAAGCTGCTCGACGGTGTTCCCGCCGGCCGCATAGCGGAGGCGAGCCATCGACGCAGCGAAGCCAGCCGGCGAGATGTACCACTCGGCACCCTGGCGGGCGTAGAGCGGCATCTTGCCGATGGTCTTGATGAAGTCGGTGATCGTGAGCGTCTCGAAGCCGGTGGCTCCGGTGCTCGCACCGAGAACGCCAGCCGTGTGAGTGCCATCGTTGATCTTCGGAACGACGCCGTAAATTCCACCGTAGGTGCTGGTGCCGTCACCGAGCCAGCCGCACATGTCCTGCTTGAGAGCCAGCGACGTGGCGAACTCAGTTGCGACTGCATCTGCAATCGAAACAAGAGCGTCTTCGACGATTTCGCTGGACATGCGGGTGCCAACCGCGAGCTTTTTCGCGATAAGCTGCACGTTGGCGTAGGTCGGCTCCGACTCGGTCACTGCGGTGCCTTCGCCCACGAAGTAGGCCGAGGTGCCCGTGATACGCTTCGGGATGATCATCGTGTCGCGAGACATCGTGACCTTCTCGACGTTCGATGCGGCGAACGTACCGTAGTTTTCGACCAAGCGGATCACGCGAGCAGCAAATTCCTCTGGAACCAGGGCACCACCGGCCGAGTTGCTGCCCTCGTTTAGAGCGCGGGCCTCGACGCCGTGATCCTTGCACCAGCGAATGTCGTCGGCGTTCTTGAAAGCGTGAGCACGCAGCCACCGACCGCAGCGGTAGGCACTCTCGACAGCCTCGGGGCCGTCGTTGAACGCACGAAGCTGGGTGTGATGGATGCCGACCGCACGAATCTCGGTCTTAGGGGCTTCAGGAGCCGGGGCGGCAACAGCGGCTGGGGCGGCGACCTCGACGACAGAGCGGAGTTCCTTCTCCTTGGCAGCGATCATCGACTCGAAGTCAAGGTCAGCCTTGACGGTGTCGGCTTCGCCGGAGAGCTTCCGCAGTTCGACGGTCTGGTCTTCCGAACGCTCGGCCACGGCGGCCAGTTCGGTCATTCGCGCGGCGATGGCCGCGGCACGATCCTGAAGTCGCTTGAGATTCGATGCCATCTGGCTTCTGCTCCTAGTTGAGCCAGCCAAACGCGAAATGCGACGGCTGGCGGGTGTTCCCGCTAGCGCGCCGCAGACCTGAGTCCTCAAGTCGCTCGCACTGCTCCTCACGACTTCCGTCGTGAAGCAATGTGTATCTATGTAGCCTAGCGAACTTAACTATTGCCGTGCAAACTGTTCCGAAGAATAGTTGCCTTGAGCGATGCGATCTTGCCTGCGAAGTCTTCGCCGCGTTCCTGCTTCGGCGCTTCGACGACGACTGGTGCCGCCTCCTCGACGATCTCGGCGGGCACTTCGACAGCGGCGACCTCGCGAGCCTCGTCGGCCTCGTTGTCGTTATCCATCATCTTGACCTTCGACTCGCTCCACTCTTGACCCGCGTTTCCACCCCAGAGTTCCCAGGCGACGAACCCTGGCGTCTCCTTGCCGGCAGCGTCCCAGCCTGGGCGACGGTCAACCTTGTGCCGCGCGAACCACGCCCGCATCTCGCGGACGTGCTCGGGTGTCAGTTCGTCGCGGGCGGCGATCTTGTGCGCTCGAGCAACCGTCTCGGGCTTCAGGCCGTCGCCGGAGCGGCCTGCTTCGTGCAGCTTCAGACCGCGGCGGGCCGAGGCGGCCATGCCTTCGTTCGGGATCAGACGCTCGGCCTTCTCTTCGTCGTCTGATGCGGCTCGACGAGCCACCCACTTCTGCCCGGTGTCGCCGCCGGCCAGTTGCCATTCGATCCAGGCGGGCGTTCCCGACCATCCGACGGTCTTCGCCGCGAGACAGCGCTCGTAGACGCCCGAGAGATAGGCGACTTCTTCGATGCTGACGATCTCGCGGGCGGCCAGCCGCTCGGCGATGCCGACCAGCACGTTATCGACGCCTTCATTTCGTTCGGCGAGCTTCAGTCCACGCTTCGCAGCGTTCGCCATCGTCTGATTCGGACGATTGATGTCGCCGAGGGCAAGCTCAATGGCTCGCCGGCTGACGACGACACTTGACGAGTCATACGCGGGGCGAGCTACGGGGCCGACATCCTCGAGCAGGGCGATGTTTCGCACCTCACGACGACGCATTCCGCGGGCGTCGGTAGACCAAGAGTCGCCTTTGTCCTTAGAAATCGCGAACGCGAAACTGCTGCCCACGACAGTACGATCAGAAATCCAAGAAATCACGTCTTTCCCGATGCTTGTGTTCGGGTTCGGCGTGATTTCGTAACGGAGTCCGTAGGCATCGGCGCTGAGTTTTAATGTACCATTTGTGGTACGTCCCAGCAGTAGGTTTCGGTCGTGGTTGAACACGCCGATCACGTCGGGATTCGACGAGAGTACGTCGTCGAACGCGGCGGGGTGAATCGTCTCAACAAAGCCACCCAAGTTGCGACTTTCTGAGTTAAATACCGCCCCATAGCCCGTAATTACGGCCTTTTTATCGCCGTTTTCGGTGGCCCGAAGCTCAATTTGAGCCTCAGAAAGCATGGTTCTGCGTTCGATTTCACCGATATTTGGCATGGTCAGACCTGTGCTGCGAGGTAGTTATCAAGGCCGATGTCAGAAATCACTTGTCGAATTGCTTCGATATTTGCCATTGATTCCTCGCTTCCGGCGCGAAGTTTGGCGAAAAGCTTGGCCGAAGTGCTGTCTCCGACGGCGCTACACGTCAGATATCCCTGCCTTTCGACCTCTGCTGCCTGCAAATCGGCCTCATAGTTGTCCTCCAGCACCTCTTCAAAATCGTGCCGGCACGTTTCGGGCGGCTGGTGAGCAGGCTCCGGCTGCACGTCGAAGAATTCAAGACGCTGCGACAGTTTCTTAATGTGATGACGCTCGTCCTTGGCGTATGCCGCCCACGTTTTGCCTAGCTTAGGGTAGCCCCAGCGGGTCAGATGAACTGACTGGAGGTCATACATCTCAGCCTGCGACCAATGCAGTGCAAGGGACGCTTGGAGAGCTTCGACGACGCCTTCAAGTGGTTGTGGCATGATTAGAGGTGCTTATCGCACCATCCTTCGGTTGCAATCTCATACTTCTGCCCGCTGCGGTGGCACTCCAGCAGGAGTTCACGCGACCGGGTATTCCAATTCGCTGCAAACTGATCGATATCTCTGCCGGTAGCCTGGGCCGACTCGCGTAGTTCTTCGCGGATACGGAGAGCCATCGTGTCCAGCCACGCGGCCATCTTCTCGGGCTTGTTGCGGCGCTCGATCACGCCGTCGGCTTCGACTGATGCGAGTCGTCGAAGCGTCGTCTTGAAGACAACTTCGGCCCCGGCAATTGCCCTGGCGTCCGGTTCTTCGGCGGCGTCGGGGTCGTTCTTCGCCGGTTCGACCTCGCCGTCGTTCGTCGCTTCCTTCGTGGCCTGGGCAGGATCGCCTTCTGGCTGCGGCTTCTGGCCGTTCGGGTTCTCCACCGTGAACGCATCCAGCAACTGCATATTGACCTGAACGAAACGCTTCTTGCCAAGGTCATCGGGGAGCGGGTTGTAGCCGATCTGGGCGCGAATCTCGTTCACGTCGAGTGCGCCGAGGTTTGCCATCTCGCGGATGAACTGGCTGCGAGCGGCGTAGTCGCCGGCCATGAGGGCGTTCGTATCGAACTGGACGAAATACTGCTTGTCGTCAACGACGAGATCGCGGCGGCAGGCCGATTCCCATCGGCGGCACCAAGGAATCAGCGAGAAGGTGACGAAGTCGATGGCCGCCTGCTCAACCGTACTGAAACGCACGTTCGACAAGTCGCCGATCAAATGGCCGGGGACGCGGTAGACCCTCGCCACCTCCTCACACTGGTAGCGCCGAGTCTCGACGAGCATAGCCGTATCATTCCGCTGCTCAATTTGCTTCCGGTGGAAGCCAAACGGCATGACGACGGTTTTGTATGAGTTGTTCGGGCCGGCGTGAGCGTCGTTCCACTGCTCCTTGAACCGTGCGAGCACCTCGGGCTTATGCGGCTGATCGGTTTCGATGTAGGTTCCAGGCGTAGCGCCGTTGCCGAAGAATGCACCGGAGTGCAGTTCAGTAGCCCGTGCTAGCCCGATAGCATCTCGAGACAAGGCCGTGGGCACGAATCCAGTCACCCCATCGGACGAAAGCCAGCGAAGGGTAAAAATCTCGTCTTGCCGGTACTCGGTGACATGAACCTGGGGCTGGATCGGCGTGGTCGGCTCAGTGTAGTAGTAGCGGAGCTTGCCGTTCGACAGACGTTTCACCTCCATTCGCGACGGATGGAGGGGGATCAGTTCGCTCACGCCGCCCTGCCGACCGCTCTTGATCAAGGCAAAGGCATTACCCCAGAGCAAAAGCCAGCTTTGGAGGAGTTCCCTGAACTCAAAGCCCGTCATCCAAGAATTTGGCTGGTGGCAGAGTAGCTCATGCAGATGCTGATCTTCGGCGATTTCTTTGCCGCCGCCGGGGAGCCTGCGGTAGACGTTCATTGGCATCGACGCCAACGATTCGGCGAGGACTCTGACGCAGCTTAATACGGCCGCGCACTGGAGGCTCGTCTCGGGCGAGACATTGATGCCCGACGCCGTCCGACGAGACTCCTTGATTTCCTCGAAGATTCGGGAATAGCCGTCGCGAAGCTCAATCAGATCGGAGACTTCTTCGTCGGTCTTGTCCACGGCTAGAGCACCATGAGGGTGGGTTCGTCGGTAGTGCCGTGGTTCTCGCCGCTGGCGAGGCCCAGAGCCATGATCAATGCCACAACCCCGTCGATACGGGCCGTCGAATGAGAGTGCTTCTTAGTCGGTTTGATGTTCGCCGCATCGTCGATCTTAATCTGAACATTGCTCATCTGCCACGCGAGGGTGGGGTTACCAGCGTGCCGGATGCGTTTACTAATTACGGCGGTTTCAAGCAGCTTAGAGGGCGAACTCATGCTGGCAAAACCCTGTCCGAACGGCTTCACTTCAATACCCTCGCCTATGAGTTGGGTAGTGAGATGAACGGCGTTCCAGCGATCAATGGCTATAGCCCGAACGGAATTCTTCTCGCAAAACGAGAGAATGTAGTCCCGAACAGCGTCATAGTCCGTGATATCGCCTTCCGTTAATTTAACATATCCAGCGTCAGCCCAGGCTTGATACGGTACTCTGTCCTCCTTCGACCTCTTGTGTGCGTTCTCTTCCGGTATGAAGAACTTGGCGTGAACGTCATAGGTCAGAGAGCCATCCGGCTCGGCCATCGGCCAGACGGCGACGAAAGCTGTCGTGTCGAACGTGCTTGCAAGATCGACGCCGCACCAGCAGGGGCGGCCGGCAGTTTCTCGCAGGGGGGCGTTGTTCGCGTCCCAGGCACCGTGACGAATCCACTTCGTTTCCGACTTCTGCCACTGGTTGAGATGAAGCGTGCGGAAGACGATCTCGTCGGCGGGGCTGTCCTTCGCTTTCTGCGAAAACTGCTCAAAATACTCTGGTTTTAGCGTGATTCCGTAGTTCGGGTTCGCTTTTTTCCAAGTGGTTTCCACAAAGGGGTCATCATCAATTCCAGCCGCGAATATGCACGGCAGGAACGAGTCATCTTTGAGCACGCCGTCGCGTATCTTTTCAGCCCTTTGCCAGTCCCGGTAGCACGGGCCGAGCATATCGGTGCCGGCTGTCGTTATGTAAAGGGTCAGCGGCTGGCTTCTGGAGCCGGTGCCCGTCTCTAGGACATCGACTAGCTCGCGGTCTGGGAAGACGTGATATTCATCGACTAGGACACAGCTTGGGTTGTAGCCGTGCTTCGTCCCGGCCTCACTTGAGATGCAGATCATCGTCGCGTTCCTCTCGGGCAGGACGATGCTGTTCCGGTAGACCTTGCACCTCTTCGATAGCGACGGGCACGACTCGACGAACTGTTTCGCCGCGGTATGTAACAGAGCCGCCTGCGAGCGGTCGCCGGCCGCGACGATTACCTCTGCCCCCACGTCGTCGCAGCAGAGCATATAAAGCCCGATTGCGGCGGCCATCGCCGACTTACCGTTCTTGCGACTTATCGCCAGAAGACTGGTGCGATATTGCCGGAGGCCGTCGGGCTTCTTCGTATTGAAGAGCTTGTCGAGATACTCGTCCTGCCACTTCTCTAGGACGAAAGGCTTCCCGGCAAAGTCACCTCGACTGTGCTGGAGCAGGCCGATGAAATCGCGGATATCAACCACGTTTCGCGAGCAGAGCATCCATTGGATCGAGCACGACCTTCTCCGCGTGGTAGCCCATGCGGGTGCGGTCGGCTGGGGTCAGACCAAGAACTGTCTCCAACTGCCGGAGTTGCTCATGGCAGTGGTTGCTCTGGGATTGCCACTTGTTTGGCCGGCTGAAACGCAGGGAGCCGTCGGGGGCGGTCACCTCGATCCAGCCCGAATCCATCTTGGCGAGGTTCATCTCAGCCTCACGCCATCGATCCCAGACGATTGAATACCGGGCGATGACCTCAACGTCGCTCTCCGCGAGCGTGCCCATTCGCTGGGTGTACCCGCAGACGAGGTTGAACATCTCCTTCGCCGCAGGCCGCATCCACTCGGGAGGCACCGGAAGCGACGAAATCGGCGTGCCTAACTCCTCGCGGTAGTTGGCTTCCTTCGACCCTCGGAGGGCCAATATGTGCTTCGGCGTTGGTGCTGGGCCTTTTGCCATGCTGAATAGTATGCCACGGTAGCCTATGGCAGTGCAAAGGGATCGGGCGACCGCGGCAGGGTGCAGTGCCAGCCAGTGGGGTCTTTGTCGCACTTCGCAGTATTGCACTCATGGCAGCACGCTATCAGATTGTGCCAGACGTGGCCTGGGCTGTCCTTGCCTTGGGCTAGGGGTATCACATGATCGACAGTCCTGGCCCGAGGCGAGGGAATGTCTCCCCGCTTCAGTTGCTTCCACGCTCTCTCGAGCGGACGGCAGCATATCTGGCACTCCCAGTTATCTCGCTCATATATCGCCGTGTTGCGGATCGGCGTGTAGGGGGCACCCCGGCGTCTCGTTCGTTGCTTGTGGTTGCGGCCGTACTTGTTCTTGGCCTTTCGCTTTGCCTCTCGCTTGGCTTTGTCTTTGCACCACTCGCACCGCGTCTGGTATCTCGCCTTGCTGATTTCGATCCCGCAGGAGCGGCACTCCCTCGGTGCAGACTGCCGCGTGCATTCCTTGCATACCTCGCTTTCGCCGAGGAGCCGGCGAACTCCGCACGACGAGCACTGCCTCACTTTCGGCCGCTCGCATTCGCCCCACGACAAGAACCATGAAGCGAGCGTTCGCGCAATGTCGAACGGGCGTCTTGCACACTTCTTCTTTAGCCGGCGAGCCTCAAACGCACACTCTCGCGAGCAATACTTTTTCGCGCAGGAGTAAGCACCACTCTTAAATATCTTCTTCTTAAACTCAACATCGCAATTCAAGCACTGAAACACGGCCGCAGGTTTTATACATGCGTAAGAGCAGAACCTATGTCTTTTACACGTCTGCACGACAGGGGTGCCGCATCGCTCGCACGGGCGTGTCTCGCCGTGAACTCGACCGCGTCCTTTGTATTGGCACTTCCTTGAACAGAATCGCTTCGTGTAGATCGCATCGAAGTCGCAGCCGCATCGTTCGCATGACTGCTTCTTCGCCTTCTTTTCTCGAGCGCGTTCGGCCGCCCTCCTGCATTCGTCTGAGCATATGGTGGCGATACGCCCAGGTGAGTTCGCGACCTGCGGTATCGCGCAACCGCAGGCCGCGCACGGCACCGACTCTGGCTTCGGATGACGCCCTTCCCTCGCTCGCTTCCAGGCCGTCTTGCAAGGCTGCGAGCAGAGGTTTTTAGTGCGACCGCAAGAACTCAAGTCTTGCTGGATTTCGACGCCGCAGACAGCACACGGCATCGCCTCTGGCTTCTTCCTTGCCCTGCGAATCTTCTGCGTTCGACCCCTCGCTCGGCACTCTGGCGAGCAATAGACGCGGGCGTTCAAGCCGACTGCCGCGGGGCACTCTCGGCCGCAAACAAAACACAGTCTGCCTTGCGTGGCGCATCCTCCAATGACGCAATCCATGCCAATAGTCTACGGCAGTAGCCTATGTCGTGAAGCTTCGTTTTCGCCAAACCGCCGACGCCAGCGTTTTGGGTGTACCGCCGCCCGCGGTTTCCTCAT